ATAAGATTTTTACTAACCTGCCAGTCAGTAGTCTTATTGTACTCTGAGGTATTTTCAATTTTCAACATCCACGTTTTTTATTATACAGGAAGCTCCATTTTTAGAATTTATTATAATTTATATTGACATTCTTTAGATTGTATCCTAAAATAGATTTACCAGATCAAAACAGAATACAACCTATAGAATGTCTTTGCTTTTAGGAGAATTCCTAATCGCGTCTTCATTGTATAGGATTATTCCTATTTTGTCAATAACTTTTTAGGAATTTTTCTATCGAGGTGAACAATGAAAACAGGAGTAGAATACATACGAGAAGTGTGCAAGGCAAAAAAGATCCCAGTATCCAAATTGGAAAAAGATTTAGGATACAGTAACGGATATTTGAATCCTAAGAAGATACAAAAACTTCCATACGATAGAGCAGTTCAAATTTCTCAGTATTTGGGGATTGATGTTTCCGCTATCCTAGATACTAATTCTGTAGCGCTAACAGCTCGTGATAATCGCGACATCGCCAAGGACTTAGACAACATCATGGCAAAACTCTCTTCCGGAGAAGATGGGCCTGCTGCCTACAATGGCGAAGAACTGGATCCGGAAGCAGCAGAACTCTTTAAGGAAGAGCTTGAAATTGCTTTGCGCCGGCTGAAGCTGATCAACAAAGAAAAGTACACGCCAAAGAAGTATAAAAAGTAGGTGAATCACTTGATCCGTGATATCAAAAAAATTGCCAACTATTACAGACGAAAGTTTCAGACCAGCGATCCTTTTGAAATCGCTGATAACCTGAATATCCTGTATCAGATCGGCAATCTAAAATGCGAAGGCTGCTATATGTTTCTGAAGAATCACAGATACATATTCCTGAGCGATTCATTGTCCTATACGGAGCGTCAACTGGTTATGGCGCACGAACTGGGGCATGCAATTCTGCACCGTAAGCAGAACTGTTACTTTATACGAAATAAAACCTTTCTGTCCACCAACAAGATTGAAATTGAAGCTAATCGCTTCGCCGCTGAGCTGCTGATTCCAGACAGTATACTGGAAAGTCATAAAGATATGACCGTTGGCCAGCTTGCGCGCTCCCTTGGGTATGCAGAAAGAATCGTTGAACTGAAGATAAAATAATATATCAAATACGCTATAATCACTTCGGTGTTTATACAATAAAACAGTGAAAAGAGAAAGAGAGGAACTTATTATGGCTTTTGGAATGAAAGATATTTTGAACGGCGCAAAGTCAGTAGCAAACAGCAACCTTGTCCAAGGTGTGCTTAATAACTACAGCGAAATGTCTACCGAAGATATGCAGAAAGAATACGGCATGTATTTGATGGACGGCGAAGAGATCACCGTCGGATTCAAACTTGTGCGTGACGCGCTTATTTTTACAAACAAACGTATTATTTTTACAAACAAGCAGGGAGCAACTGGAATAAAGATGAGTGTAGAGTCCATTAATCTTTTCTCTGTAGTTGATGTGACAATGGAAACTGCAGGTTTTGGATTCGATGATAGTGAGCTTACTTTTACATACATCAAAACCGCTAACCTCAAAGCTCATCAGGTTCAGTATGTATCTCATAAATTAGAGTTCCCTAAAAAATATAATGTACAGCCATTATATAAATTACTCCAGGAACTTGCTTACAACAACTGTTTAAGAATCAATGGTTTAGATTAAAATGACAAAAAACCGGCCCCTGCGCCAACAGAGACCGGCTTTCCATAGGCAATACCGGAGATGGTATCAACCAAACTTTTGTCTAACATATTGTATCATCTCCAGGACAGCCACGCAAGCGGAACCTTTGTTCGCTGGCTGTTATTTTTATACCCGTTTTCGGGAGAAAGGAGCATAATACAATGCCTACTGCTAAAAAACTTCCCTCTGGAAACTATCGCTGCCAAGTGTTCAGCCACTATGAATTTTCCTATCTTCCAGATGGCTCAGAAAAGAAAAAGAGAATCTATGAATCGTTCACGGCGCCCACGAAAAAAGAAGCGGAACGTCTGGCTACTGCCTGGGCGGCTGATCGTATCACGAAGCGCGCCGATAACATCACCGTATCGCAGGCGATTCAGGAGTATATCACAGTAAAAGAAGCCGTTCTGTCTCCCAGCACAATCAACGGATACCGGCGTTACCAGAGAAATTATTTTTCCGAAATATGCAGTTTAACGATCCGCCAGCTCAACAATGTAACTGTTCAGTCCTGGATCAGCTCCCTGAGTGTTTCACTCAGCCCCAAAAGCGTCCATAATATTTATGGCTTACTGTCCTCTACCCTTGCCATGTTCTTTCCGGATCTACATCTGCATGTCACGCTCCCTGCCGCCAAGAAACCTGATCTTTACACGCCGAACGATGACGATGTGAAAAATCTCTTGCATCACATCAAAGGAACGGAACTGGAAATTGCTGTGCTGCTGGCCGCCTTCGGCCCCATGCGCCGCGGTGAGATCTGTGCCCTGGAGTCCACCGACATATCCGGCAACACGGTATCTGTATCAAAAAGCATGGTGCAAGCCAGTGATAAAACCTGGCATATCAAACAGCCCAAGAATTACAGCAGCTATCGTGAAATCGTTTATCCGGACTTTGTGATTAACCGTCTGGCCGGAATTGAAGGCCGGATCATACAGGCAACACCTGAACAAATATCAAACCGCTTTCGCCGCGCAATCCACTTTTCCGGACTGCCGCACTTTCGGTTCCACGATCTCCGACACTATGCAGCTTCGATCATGCACGCTATCGGCATTCCTGATCAGTATATTATGGCGCGCGGTGGCTGGAAAACAGACAATGTGATGAAGTCCGTATACCGCAACACCATTGATCTGGAAACGGAAAAACAGACCAGGAAAATTTCCAATTATTTTTCATCGATTGTGACCGCGGAGGAACCTTGATTCGTGTTGCATTTCATGTTGCATAAGTGTATAATATCCTATATTTCACAGCAAATAAATATAAACGATTATGCTTTTTTATAGCGGAGAAACCCAGCATTTAAGCCATTTCTTTACAAATCCGCTTAAACACTGGGTTTCATTATTTTGGCTGATAGGGGTTCAAATCCCACCGTCTCCGCGCGAAAAAGCCTGTATTTACGGGCTTTTTTATTTTTCATGTTGCATTTCGTGTTGCATAGATTTTATTTTTTTTCTTCAGATTTACTGCATTTATAAAGAGACGGAAGATTGCTCTCCCGCCTCTTTTTATGTGTTATCCACGACTTACATAATCCTTACTTACCCATCCGATATGTGTTCCGGCCACAGTATTGCTGATCCTGATATGATAGTACCCGGACTGCTCTCCCATGACCGACACCATATTGCCGTCATACAGCTTGGGATAGCTTGCCAGCCGGCTATAACCCTTACCGGGGCCGGTGCGGACGATCAGCCCGACCGGATCCACGTCATGCACTCTGCCAGCCCACTCGGTGTAGCTCTGCGCCGGAGCTGGTGCGGGTGTCGGCTGTGCTGAGGGCTGTGACGCTGTACCGGTAAGCCCAAAGGCGTCCGCAATACCGGTTGCGATAGCCTGAGCGATTTTGCCCTTGTTGGGCTGGTAGATGGCCAGATCGGCCGCACTGTCGTAAAAACATACCTCAATCAGCGCATAGTCCACGCCCTTGCGCAGCGCCGTGTTCATGTTGAGCAAATCACTTCTCCGGACAATGCCATTGGTGCCGCGCTTCTTAAATCCGAACGCTGCCACGCGATCAATGACGGTCTGCTCTACGCTGATACCGCCCTTGTAGTTGCTGTGGATCTGGATGCTGGTCCCACGTCCTCCGCCGGCGTTAAAGTGCACCTCGAAGATGTAGTCAAAGCTGTTGAAATTAACCTGGCATCTGCCATCGCGGACATCATGGTACATATCCCTCTCACAGGGATACACAGTGACAGCGGCGTATTTGGACAGGATCGGCTGGATCAGCTGCACCAGCTCGATGTTGAGATCTCCCTCATTGACGCCGGTTGCTCTGCAGCGATTATGTCCGGATGTATGGCCGGATACCAGTAAGATCTTTTTGCTCATTGCTTATTCCTCCTTATTGATCAAATTTTTGAACACCTGGTGCATGCCCGTGCTGGCCAGCCCGGAAAACAGTCCACCCAGCAGGATCTGCGGCGTGATCCCCAGGTTGATCCATACGTTGAGCGCTACGCCCAACGCTCCCATGATCAGCGGGATGTACTTGTTGATCCCATCGGAAGGGATCATGTTCTTAACGATATAACCCACGCACAGGCAAATCCCTACAATGATCGGTACTGCAAACTCTGTTAAAAATGTGATATCCATGTTTTATCCTCCTCTACTCTACTTAAGATACTGTGCCGCCATGATGATTGCCCCGGTGACAAGCGCTCCGGCCAGCACCGATGCAATGGTTGTCCAGACGGTCTTCTTGATGCTTTTCCAACTGTCCGCCGGTTCCTGCTCCAGAGCTTTCAGGCGTTCGCCCTGCTCTGCCTGCTCTTTGGCCATTCTATCCATGCTGGTGGCCAGCCTGTCCACCGACATGGCAAGGCTCTGGATCGTCTGGGTCTGGTTCTCCAGATTATTGAGGCGGACATTCTGTCGGTGCTCCTCATCCTCGATCCGCCGGACAAACTCGTCATGCTCCCGGCGGGTGATATAGTCCTCCATTGGGGGGCTCCTCCTTTCTTTAATCGCCATACAATAAGGCTATTTTTTTTGCGCGTAACGCGTCCCCTATCGCCACCCTCATATACGCCCCGGCATCATTATCCACCACAGTTGTCCCAGGGTACGTGTGCAATGCTTTGTATGTGGCGATCTCATCGGCAGTGAGGTCGTTTTCGATTGGAGTGGCTAACGCATACGTAATGTGACCAGTTTTGTTTTTTGCAGAATCATTTAATACCTGTGCATAATCTTTTTTTGTTACATATAACAACCCAAATTCGCTATTAAACATTGCTGGTTCTGAAAAGAAACTTGATAACGAATATATTGCTTCGTTTCCTTTTTCTTTTGCATTGGGCAATTTTCGCACAGAATAGCTGCAATACTGGTTCTCTTGCACAAACGATTTATCTTCTCCATTGACTTCTATTTCATACACGCATCTCACCAGCTTCCCACGCTCCATATCCACATAATCTGCAACATACTGCTGCCCGTTCTCATCGGTGTAATTGCCACCGGCTGAGACAGGGATAGCATTGAGTGTGTAAGGAAGGGTGATGAGCTGAGACTCCGTCCCGTCCTTGTCTGATATTGCAACTGTCGGATTATCCACAGCTTTGATCTCCTGCGGATAATCTGGGTTCGGGGATGGGATGCCTCCGGTATACGGCTCCCAAGGCAAAAGCACATCCCCTGTGTTCAACATTGCATTAAACGTAAGGTTGATTTCTTCCGTGTTTCCACTCATCACATTTGCCACAACATATACTAAAATGTCGGTGTTACTATCTAGTGTAAAACATACGTTTGTCGGTATATTTACAGACGATATTAGCTGAATAAATATCGATTTATTTTCTACATAATTTTTCCAACAATATTTTCCAGCTTTTAAAGTGATTTGTTTTAAAAAAACGACGTATATTCAGTTGGCACCCCTGATACGGATATGCTTTCATCGGAATTAACACGATAAGTAAATCCATTTTTACTTTCTGTTTTTCCGACCACATCTGTCAAATCAAGCAGCTGTGCTCCAGATGTAGTTGCTTGGGCACTTCTCCCGTAAACGGACAGCGTTGAGAACTTATCATTGTCCTTCCCTTTTAAAACTATCGACGATCCGGAACTAGGCTGCCCTGACTTTCCTTTTAAAAGTGCGTACAGCATCTCTTTATCCATCAGACCCACTCTCCCCATTCTCCGGTATTTTTCATAATGCTTACTTTTAAATCTGGAGTATAGCAGATTGATCCGGGCATAATATCACCGGGTCCTGCAGATCCAATTCCTGAGATATCTGAAACTTTTACCGGTCTAACATCTTCAGTGCTATCTGCCAAGAGATGCACACGAAACCCTCCAAGCGCGTTGGTTGTTTTGATATTTACAAGACTGATCATATATAATTTCTCCTTTCTGTGCGATGTCGCACTTTTCTGCAATAAAATAGCTCCTTATCTGGGAGCGGCTCTGATGGTTGTTTTATTTCTGTGCTAAATGGAGATGCCTGTGGTGTACACCCCAGCACAAAGCAATGGCTGGCGGTGGCCGAAGAATCGCTTAAAGGCAAAACGTTTCGCATCAACTGGGTGGCTTTCCATTTTTAGTCTGTCGCCAACCAGAAAAGTCTCAAAGCCATTGAAGATGTGGTGGGCTGTACCTGCTCTACAAATACATAGTAGATTTTTTGAGCGACATTGTGAGAGATTTTTACAACATCAGCGGTATTATATTCCCGCGCATAATTATAGACATTCATCAATATATATCCAGTTTTATCGCCAATATAGAAATACGATTCTCCGATACCTTTAACGGTGATCTGCTCCACCATTATTTTATTCTTTAAACGACCATTCAGCGAAGCAAGTTCTTCTTCAAATCCCGCAAATCTTTCGTTGTTTCTCCTGGCGGACTTATACGTCATTTTTAACTTACCGATTGTCTCTGGTGTAACTTCAAACGTCGCCAGTTCCATATCTGTCGCACTGTTTTCCACATTGATATTTGGATTGTCAACAAGTTTCCCCAATGATGCGCCGGTTTCCACCAGGAGCTGTACCGGTTCATCAACATTCCCAAGATCCACATGCACATACAGTCTTCCGGATATTGCAGTATCCGCAAGCGGAACAGTAATATCGCTTTCATACAGTTCAAACTGGCGACCGTATACGATTCCCATTCCCGCCGTCATGTGCAGCGTTGTTGCATCCTTAACTGTTATCTTACATCCGTACAGGATCCCGTTCTCCACTGCCATATCGTGGATCACTGCGTCATGCTTCGGTGTCACAAGTGATTCGTTATAAGTAACCAGGCTGATTTCGTTTGCCATTGTCAGATTCCTCCCTTAATGATTTTTGTCAGATCCAGCCGGATTGCTCCGAAGATCAGCTTCGCCGTGCTGGATAATTCAATTCCGCTGTAAATGCTCCGATAACTGATTCCTTTGTGGATAACGCTGACTTCTTGTCCGAACTGATAAGACTGAAACGGATATAGCGTGTCATTTCTCCGCACTTCAATCTCGATGAGGTTGTTATACTGGATTTGCCCGAACAAAGCTGCTGCTGCGCTGGCCGCTGCGGCAGAAAACGTCTTTCCTTCCTCCACATTTACAGCCTGAACCTTCCGTATTACCGGCGTAATCCGGTCCTTGTCCGTTGTGTTATAGTTTCCGTCCGGATGTAGATAATAAACAGATTTCTCTGTATAGTTGGCATCGTTATACACTTCCAGCTTGTTGGTATCATCTGAAGTCTCTCTGATTACTACACTTTTTCTGATTACGTTCGGAAGCCCGGTCTCGATCGTGATCGGTGTCTTCCTTACGCATCCGATCAACAGATTGACTTTCTTTTTTGAATAATCCGGCTTCGCCATCACAGCAATCCCATATTTCTGAAATCCATTGACCAGGAATGTGCTGTAAAGATTTACGATGCAGCGGTGCATCCCTTCCGTATCTGATTTCAGGTTCAGCCCCCAGTTCGCGGTGTTTGTCAAAAGGCTGAGTTCCCCCAACGACGAAATGTTTTGCAATGTATCGGTATTCCGTATGAAATTATCTGATATGATCGTTTTTATTTCAGATTCCAGAGATCCGCTCCCCTGTCTGTCTGTGTCAAATAAAACATCTGTATCAAACAGGCTGGTATATGGCTTGTAATAAATCGTCATTCTGTTTCCGCTGCTCTCTCCGTATTTCACCGATGTGATCACCCCGAAATAATCTTCTTCGGAATTTCCAATCCGAATCAGATCTCCCTTTTGAACAGCGTCATTCATGTTTATCGTCACAGAATTTTCTACCGGGGAAAGATAATCTTCTTTGTAGGACAGCTCACTTATATTGTCATGGCAGCGCAATTCGAAATGCGGAGAAAAAACTTCAACGTTATACACTCGCATAATAAATTCTTCCCTCCGCTCTGATCTTGATTTCTGCCCCATTATCTTCCGTCACAGTAATCCGGTTATTCCCATGCCGCAGGAGTATGAACCTCTGTGTTCCAAAATCCGACGCCTGATAACGATCGGCCACTTCTTCTCCCTGATTGTTATATTCCTTAATGCTGTACGGGACTGCCGTGGTATCAATCACAAGTCTGTGCCCCATCGGGATTTCCGCAATCACCTTTCCGCTGCAGCACTCCACGTTATTGACATAGTGTACCCATCTGGGATTTGTCAGCGGCCCCATTATAGTTAAACGACATGGGGATTCGATCCCGCTTTCCGATTCGATCACCACCGTGTTTGCCAATGTAGATTCATATCGGTACGGATACGTAAACGAATATTTCTTCCCGTTTTCGGCGCTGCTTTTCTCGCTGTCGCTCCGCAATTCCCGATAATACGGAGTAAGTCCCGCGAAGGTAATTGCCGCCCTTAAACACTCTCCCTCACTGTATTCAATCTTTGTTACCGTTCCTTTTTTCCGGAACTCCGTTCCATCTGCCGTATAAACCAGCGTCAATGGTTTGCTCTGACAAAATCTCACAAACTCCCTGTACTGTTTTTGCGCTCCCGGATTCCAGAATTTGACGGATCCGGTAATCTCAGACTGGCTCAGCAGATCAGTCAAGATCACATAGTCGTTCCCGACCTGCTGATGCTCCACCATGTTCTCGGTTCCAAGTCCGTCTACTCCATAAAAAAAACTGGCCCCATTATCGGTCAGATTATACACTTCTCCATCTGCATTCAATAAACTGAAGGTCCTCATCACATCACCGCCAATCCAAGTCTCCGGTCGATTTCCTGCGCCAGGCTGTCTCCGTCAATGACTGTTTCTTTTGCGCAATCAGGCAGGTACTTTCCAAGCAGTTTTATCACTGCATCCAGCTTTTCTTCCATCTTCCTGTCGCCTCCGGACACTTTTCCAAGCATTCCGGCTGCATCCGCTGTTCCGGCATTGATCGCAACTGCCGCCGCACTTTCCGTCACATCGGTCGCCTCTTTCATTGCATCCTGTAGCGGCTTCAGGTTCCCTTCTACACCAACTGCGATACCGGACGGGATCCATTTACCGATCTCGTCCCTCATAAGCTTTGAGGGGGATCCAATTCCGAAAAAGCTTTTAAATCCGCCGACAACTGAAGATCCCACGGACTTTATCCCGTCCCAAAGTGCGCCGGCCGCATTCTTGATGCCTTCTCCGATGCCGCTGATGATGTCCTTTCCGATACTTAACCAGTCAAAGCTTAAAAACGCATCTACGATGGCACCCAGGATTTCCGGTATTTTCCCGATAAGATCCGGAATCCCTTTGATCAGGCCGCTACCCAGTTCTACCAGCATAGACACACCGGTAGCCACCAGTTCCGGAAACTTTCCGGCCAGCGTTTCCAATAAGTTTGCTGCTGCCTTGGCAATCGCCGTAATCAAAGTCGGAATATTATTCAGGATTCCTTCCGCAAGATTCTTGATGATTTCCATGCCCTGTCTCAGTAATTCCGGCAAGTGGCTAACTAAAGTGTCTAACAGCTGAGAAATTACATCCGTAATTGCTGCTATAATCGCCGGTACATTATCAATAATGCCCTGAACCAGATTTAATAGCAATTGCGCCCCCGCCTGCAGAATCTGTGGAAGTGCATCAAAAATAAATGCTAAAGCAGCGTTCAAAATCGTTCCCATAGCAGCAATCAACGCTGGAATGTTCTGCATAATACCACTAATCAACGCATTCAGAATCTGTATTCCTTCTTGCAGGATCATCGGAAGATTCTGAATGATCTGCTGCAGAAACGTAGTGATAAGGCTGCTAATCATGGATATATACGTTGAATAATTATTTACAATTCCCTGAATCAGGTTCTGAAGGATCCTTGATCCCGTCTGGATCACCGATGGCAGCATCTTCCCGATTGTTTCCAGAAAATTATTCACAACCTCGCTTCCAGCCGAAAGCACCGTTGGAATTCCATCTATAATGCCGCTCACGAAAGAGGACAAAATCTCCATTCCATCATTTACCAGATCCGGGAGCCCTTCCTTGATCGTCCTGGACAGGGATACTAATATTTCACTTCCTGTTTTTGTTACATCTGAGATTGCGGCAGCCGCTCCGGATACCAGGCTTTTGATCAGTTCCATTCCCTGTGCTACAAGTCCTGGAGCAATCTTGGTGATCATGGATCCGATAGCAGACGGCAGTGCGCTCAGGATATTGGAAAGTGCCGGAATCAGATTCTTGCCAACAAACGTTCCAAATGTGTCCGCCAGAGCATTCAGCGGCTCTGTCAGATCATTCCCAAGCGTCAGATTTCCAAGCACATTCGACCATGCTGCCTTTAAAGAATTCAGGGATCCCGATATGGTTTCCGCAGCTTCTGCGGCTGTTGTTCCTGTCACTCCAAGATTTTGCTGTACCACATGAATTGCCTGAATCATCTGGTCAAACGTCACATTGTCCAAGCTGTCAATCTTTTTTCCAAGAACCTCGGAGTCATTGATCAGGCGAATCATTTCCGACTGCGTGCCACCATATCCAAGCTTTAAGTTATCCAGCATCGTATAATTCTGCTTTGCAAACCCCTGATAAGCATTCTGGATAGACTGCATATCCGTGCCCATCTTGTTGGCGTTATCAGACATATCCACAATTGCGGTATTCGCCAGTTCTGCTGCTGCCTGCGTATCGCCCTTCAATCCACTTACCAGACTTGCTGCAAAGCTGGTTGCTGTTTCCATGTAATCGTTGGCAGATAATCCCGCTGTTTTATAGGCATCCTTTGCATAAGCTTTCATCTGATCTGCACTGTCTTTGAACAGCGTCTCAACGCCGCCAATGGACTGCTCCAGATTCGCCCCTTCGCTGATTGCGGACGACAGAAGCTTTCCGAGCCCCGCCGCCGCAATCACAGTCTTTATTTTCCCGACCAGGTTCTGCCCGAAAGACTCTCCCGCGGAGGATCCGGCCGAAGCTGCCTCTCCGCCCAGCTCTTCCGTGATCTTTCCTTTAATTCCCTTTGCGGACGGTACAATCTGGACATAAGCCTTTGCCAGTTCCGTTGCCATAACTTCTCACCGCCTCCTCTTCGCAAGAATCCGTTCCCGTTCCTCTTGAAATTCATCTGCTGTCCGAAAGCTCTTTACCTGTTCCGTTTCCCCGATTGTCATTGCCTTGACCAGGGACTTCGGACGGTTGATCCCCTTCTGTCCATCCTTGGACTGCATCCATACAAGCATAGATAACTGGTCAAGGATTGCCGCCGACAGTAGAATTCTAAGTGGTGCCTTTCCTCCTGCCGCTTTCCGCTTGCTCCTGGCGTCCTCATTCAATCCTGCAGTCAATACTGCCAGCGTTTTTACCGGGACACTTTTGTAATTCAGAATGTGATAAGTTTCCGCCAGATCGCAGATCAGTGCATCTTCATCCAGGGCAAGCAGATGCGCCAGGACCATTAGTTTTTTCCCGTGTTCCCCGCTGCACGAAAGATGTCTCCTACCTCAGCAAATACTGCCTTAGCTGATACCCTTCCATTTGTCCTGCAATGTTCATATAAGGCTTTCTTCTGCTCTTCTCCGAGCAGACGGACCAGCATGTCCTTTAAATGGGTCATGGAACCGTTATCCAGTTCCACAAGCCATTCCAGCACTTCCATATCGTCCAGACTTTCATCTGCTACAGTAAATTCAAATCCTGTTGATGTTTTTCCTGCAATCATCAGTCCCCACTCCTTGTGATGTATTCATAATGAGTTGCACCGGTGCTGTCCGGCATTGCGGTAATGGTCACTTCATAGCCGATGGCCTCACTGTCTGAATATGTGATCTCGCCGATTTCAGTGATAACCCCGTTCGGGATCACAATCCGCTTCAGGGCATTATCCCGCATGATCATATCAGCCACCCAGACCGCGGCTTCCTGCTCATCGCCGTTCGCAGTGACCGTGATTCCCGTCTTTAAGTCTCCGGTCACATTGCCATTTCCATATACCGCTTTCAGCACATTGATGTCCAGCACTTCGATCAGCTTAAATCCAAAGGTATCATCCTTTGATGTCTGAGGCGTCAGGACAATATCTCCGCCCCATGCCCGGACCTGTTCTGATTCCGGCGTGTTGTTATTTGTCATTCCATCCTCGGAACAGTAACCGAGGCTTACATATGTAGCCGCAAGCTCGGTCGTCGCATCCGCAGGAAGCTGTGTCCCGATGGGGGCTCTTGAAATTGCGCCTCCGACCTTCGGTTTTGCTGCACTTACGTTATCCACTTTTGCCACTTTTTCTCCTCCTGTCAATAATGGGTCAGATCATAAACAGCCTGATACCGGTACTGTTTCCGTGCCGTATCCGTGTAATTGTAATCACTGTTTAATTCCGATCTGGTGACTTCTTTTTCCCTGGTAATTCCGTCCATTGCCGTTTTTACCTGCTCATTCAGCTGTGCGGCTTTATAAAGCGTGCCTGCATACGACTGGATTGCCAGCGTTGCTGTATACAGGTGGTTTGCCTGGCTGCTTCCTGTTTTTTCAATCAAAACATACTGTTCCGCCTGCAGGTCCTCCGGTTCTTCCATATACGCCGGAACTTCCAGTTCTTTGTTCAAGTAATCCAATACAATTTTTTCAATCATCCTCGAATCGCCTTTAAGATTGTGTTGTGTTTCAGGTTCTCCCTCTTTGCTTTTGCTGTTTCAGCAAAAACATCCGCCTTGACCCGGTCCGTTCCCATATACGTACCACAGTTATAACCGGAGCCAAGCACCGACAGCGCCGCCGAAGCATGCTCCTCACAAATCTGGCGCATTTCCTCGGACTTCAGGAGATTTCCAACCTCACCGGTATTTAAAATCACTTTGAGTTTACCCATAGCGTTCCACCATCCATTTCTGGTTCCAGTCTAACGGGATCATCTCATCGATCCCCTGCTGTGGAAAACTGAGCACGCGCCAGGATTCCCCGAAAAAATCCACCCGGTTATCTTCCCATGTATGCTGATCACCTTTGGGGATTGCAATGTTGTAGACAGCCTTTTTCCCGGTAAGATGCTGCATGTCCAGGATCTCCGTCACGCTGGCCGGAGCAACCAGCACATTGTCAACCTGCACCGGTGTTTCTTCATAGACCGGATGGCCAAACGGATCCGTCCCCGCCTGTACACGCTCATACAACGTGACTGTAATTCCTTTCATTCATGCCTCCTCAAACGGATTCGTTATTCCGATCCGGTTTCCGACACCCAGAAGCCGCTTGTCACTCTTATTCAGGTACAGTTCGCCTGTGGATCCTGAAGCCATGGTCCAGGTCTGTGAATATCCCAGCGCGGACATGGAACCCTGGGAAGCCCCGATCGGTACACCCGCCGATCCGTCCCCCATAGCCCGCACGACCACGTTGCAGCATACGACCTTTTTGACATATTCAGCTGCGTTTGCATTGTAGCTGTCCACCAGTACCTCTGCATCCTCCAGGAGCACCTCACAGGCAGTGCGTTCCTCTTCTGTCAAAGTTCTCCTGCAGCGTTTTTCCACATCCTCAACAGCAGCATACATTCAAACCACCTCATTTCCGGTCTGTCTTTACGGTCCGTTTCCTTGGTGCCGTCTTTTTAGCCGCCGGCTCCTTTTCCGCCGGTTCTGCGTTTGCCTGCTGCGCACTTTCTTCTTCATGCGTCCGTGCCTCTTCGACGTCTTCCGCAGTGCATTCCTTGCTCACAGCTTCTTCTTCGATGCTTTCCGGCTCTTCTTCTGTTATCGGGATATAGACTGCGGAGTCCAGCAAATCGCCAGACTCCACGATGATTCCCGTCTGTTTATAACGGTATTTCATCTTCCACCCCTCTATTCACTCTTCTTGATCAACGCGAACGCCTTCATATCCATGATTCCGATCCCATAGACAATCTCCGCTCTCAGAGCAATCTGGTTTGCCCTCTGCAGATCTCCAAGTCCGTCAGGATCGCCAAATTCAATCAGGTGTGCGCCGATCGATCTCTGTACACCCCAGCGAACCGCATCAAACTGTCCGACAATGCCGATCAGGTTGTTGGTTGTCTTGATCTCATTCTTTGCAGACACGGTATCAGATACGGCCGTTTTCATGCCCAGGAAATTCGTTACAGCCTGGCCGAATCCCAGTTCCGGATAAAGTCTGCGGCCATCTGTATCCTTCTGGGTTGCGATACCGAAGGACAGGCTGGGATCCATCGCAAGGCCAGCCGGATTATAACCGGAACCAATCACTAAAGATGCAGCCGCTTCGATCGCGTTCTCATACTCCGTTCCGGTCAGCGTTGCAAGCTGCGCAACATCAATAAGGCCTTCCGTCACCTGGGAAGCCGCCGTCCCGGTAAGCGGGTTGATCTTATGGATCGCTACAAGATCCAGAGCTCTGCCAAGCGCGATACCTGCATTATCTGCCAGATCCTGCAGAATCCCGATCTGCGTGTCCTCATCCGCCCACTGAACCTCACTGGAATATCGCATAGTCACCTGCAGCTTGTACGGATTGATTGTTTTTGTTGCGTAGGTCGCAGGAGTTTCAGACTTCTTCGCTCCCTCTCCTACCAGCTCCGCTTTCGGCGCCGCACTTAAAACCCATGCCTGGCTTTTGCCAAACTTCTGGGGAGTTGCCCCGGAAAGCTGTGCAATCGCCGACCCGCTCTGTGCCTTCTTAAAAATTCCCGTGGAAATATCGTTGGGCAGTTCAAAATTCGATGTAATCAATGCCATATCTTATTCTCCTTTTCCAAATAACTGGCGGGCAAATTCCCGCATTGCCGCATCGGATTCTGTCTGCGGCGTCGTCTGCCTGCCGTTCTGTTTCGTTCCCGGATAGTTCTTCGGCTTCGCGAATTTCAGGATTGCAGATGCCTGTTCTTTACAGGATTCCTCATCATTTCCCGTCAGAAGTTCCACCGGTACGTTCGTTTCCTTCGCTACTTTTTCCCTGATGTCCTTCAGCTTATTTGCATTTTTCAGCTGATCCAGTTCCTTTTTCAGTGCCTCAGTCTGCTCCGTCGCTTTCTGAAGTTCTGATTTCTGTGCCTCCTGAAGTTCATCATACTTTCCTGCTTTTTCCTTCAGGCTTTCATAGTCTGCATATTTCTGCTTTTCCCTCGCAAGGCGTCCCTCAATGATGGAATCCATTTCCGCCTGAGTGAATGTTTTTCCAGATTCCTCTGTAGATCCTACCACCGTAGTGCTGTTTTCTGCCATCTTGTTTCCCTCCTGTAATGAGTGCTGTTTTGCTGTTACTAACCGCGTTTCAGGCACGCGTTGCCATAAAAATAACACGCATTTCTGCGTGTTAAAATTTATCTCTCTTATGTGATCAACGCCATTTTGCCAAAACAATTACTGCAACACATATGATCAGAATATTCATCGTTGATGTTGCCATCACGTTCACCTCCTTGCACCGGTATAACTTTATTCATAGATGATTTCCATACCATATGCCACTGCTGCATCGTGTTCGATTCTGCAACCTCTGGCATCTTCCCATCCTTTGCAGAAATATGCTGCATGGCACAGAGACATGTTTTCAAGAGACTTTGCGAGGAAACATAACGGAATCTGTACTACTCCACGTTCTTTCATGGATTCATTGCTGTACCATTCATCTGTAAAAAGAGTATTCACAATCTCATATCCTTTTTCCTTAAGAACTTCGATTGCTTTCTCTCTTGTTGCTACGATTTCTTCATCTGTCTTTCCAGCCATTGGCTGACTTAACATTGCTCTTTTCATTTTTTAATCCTCTCTTTCCTAAAAATTGGTATAAAAATACCACTAACCATTTCTGATCAGTGGCGCTTAATACCATATTACCGTTTTTTCTTCCGGTGGATTCTCCATTTTTGCAATACGTTTTAATTCCCGCTTTACATGCGGTGCAGCAAACATATTTGTATTTTCATGTTCCATGACTTCTCCATCAGAAATCCGTATTTTGATAAAGCCTTTCGGTTCTTTTCCTTCCGGATAGTAATCGGCTGAAATACTATCATTTACCTTCTTTATGTTTTTTAAGATTACCATAATATTCCAACACCTCCCTTGGGTAATTATACTTCTCCGATGCCAACTCATGTGCTTTCCTATGATCTATTCCAGGATTCTCCTCTTTGATCTTCATTTCCAGCAACTCATGTTCTACTAAAGTCTTATCATGTGGTTTGATATTCTTTCCGATCATCAAACGCTGCCAGCTCTGTGCGATTGCACAGTCCGGATCGAACTGTCTGCCTTCTCCTGTATCCGGATCGGTGAAAGAATCATCTTCAAACAAATACGCCTTAATTTTCTTAATTTCTGTCTCTTCTTTTCCGAGATTTTTAGCAATTTTCTTTGCATCCGTTGAAAAACTTCGAATTTCTTTATAATACATATCTGCGAATTTTTCCGCCTCTGTACTGTCCAGATTCGTAATTCTCGCTCCTGATATCATTATATCAGAATGTAGTAGTTTTTCAATATCTCCAATTTTCTTGTCCGCATACAGTTTTCTTTTTCTCGCATTAATAGCGTCCTTGTTTTTCTGATAACTGATCCGCCGCATGGCGTTGATATCACCGCCGGTGGCATTGTACTCTTCCAGGTATTTATCCGGATCATATCCCGCAACTGTGCTTTTTCCGTCAAATCTGACTGCATACTCGCAATCGCAATGTGCATGGATATGTTCCGCGTGTCCATTCCTGAGAGTGTTCTTTGATATATCCTGCCAGCCCCTGGACGCCAGTGTGACGCAGAATGCACAGGTATCTCCGTGCGGGATCCACGCAAACTGTGCCCCGTCTCTCCTGGCATTCTTCAAGGTTGTATCGGCACCCACCTGTTTGACCAGCCTTGCGGCTGTGTCCGGAATCTTCGCTTGAGACTGCTTCATGGTACCCTGAACTGCCTTTGCAACTTCCCAGCGCTCCGGGAGCTCCGCCATTTCCGCAGTCTGCACGACGGCTCCCTGCGCCGCGGCTGTCGCTTCATACATCTGGCACGCAAGCGCACCGGCGGCTTGTCCATAACGCCCAGTCAAAGAATAGGCATAATCAATCAGCGCCTGTTTGTCATCGGTCCCATGTTTACTTATCCATGCTTCCAGCATATCAGCCGCTTTCTGACTGATCTGAGACATTCGATTGATGTACGCTTTCCACGTTGTCTCCGTTATCTTCACTGCCGAACTCCTCCATCAGAATGGATTCTCCTCTTGTCCTCTGCTCCTGCGCCCGGATTCTCCGAATATCCGCCTGATCGAACCCGATCATCTCCAGGAATATATCTGTTTTGGCAAATCCCTCTCTGGCCGTGGCTATTTTAAGTGCAGCGTCTGCGGTAGACGAAACCGAAGGCATTGCCGGGTTTTTGAAATGCGCGATCAGCTCCTGCGTTCCATCCGGAAGGTCGTTCGGAGTGGTTCCCAACTCTACTGCAAGCGCCATCTTGCCGATCCGGTATAACGAATCTCCGTTTGCCGCATTCAACTGTTCTGCCAGAAGAATCAGCGTCTGGCTCTGTGCGATGATTGCTTCGCTTGAAGTTGGATTGGCATCATTCACAACGCCTGTATCCGCAATCGTTAAACCGGTAGCAGCTGAAAACTGTGTTGCCAAAAGTCTCAGCATCTGCACATGCGGTTCAATGCTCCCCTGCGCCAGCTGGCCGAATGATGGTTTTTCCCCTGTCTCCGGGTTGTTCGTGCTCAGAAGGATGTTTCCCACGTACTGTTTGAATTTATTGTCAACCAGCAGGTCATACTGTTCATCCGACACACCCAGCAGGTACTTCTGCGGAGAGGTTGCAAATTCGAGCCCGATTGTCGCATTCGCTACGGTCCTTACATAGCCGTTGATCAGTTTCCTTACCGGACTGTTAAGCCTGGACTGGCCGAATGGCTTATCGTTGGTCGCTCCCCAGATCAAAGCCACCATCAGCGGCTCGCCAAATTCATGCGGTATCTGTGTCGCCTTCCATGTTCCACCAACCCGATCCAGCTGCCAGATGTCTGTGTCTGTATAAAAATTCACGTGTTCTGGCGTCCAGGTAAGATCCGATTCATCCCTGCGTCCGTCTTCAAATGCAAATCCATACCTGATCCGTCCATCTCTGGCATTCCATGCTGCAGCGGCGCAGTGTGGAGAATAGAACCGTACTCTTGCCTCTCCAATCTCTCCGGAGATCGCCGCAAAAGCGCAGCCGTATTTCAGCTCCTCCTTTACAGCCTTGTTATACTCCGAAATCAAATGGTTTCGCTGCATGATTGCTTTCATATCCGCCGATTCTGTACCGTTTTCTGTCACAAACCCGTCAAAAATGGAGTGTGCCGCCAATACATCAACGGTCTTGGCTCCCCATGCACAGCCGATCTGCAGTTTTGCGATGGTCGACGGGATAGCAATGCCAAGATTTACGTCTCCCAATGCGATTTTGCCATCGTAATATTCCCGCTTTTTCTCGTTGGACGTTTGATGATACCGATAAATTTCTACCAGCTCATTCAGCCACCCCTGCTCTTCCGGAGGCAGGTTTGCCACATATCCGAAATTGATTGTCACCATTACCCTATCCTCATCTTTCTGGTCGGATCCCGCTTTGCATGCCGACAGCCCCAAAGAGCCAAAGCCGCCGCTTCGATCGGGCTTGAATTTTCTCCGCCAAAGCCCCAGCCCCCCGAAATCGGTCTCTTGACGGACGTTGTTGCGGACTCCTCCAGGATCTCCTGATATTTGTACCAGTTCACACTCTGTTCATTGATTTCCTGGATCAGCTGGCTGACAGCCGCGATCATGTCTTTGCTGGAAGGTTTTATCACGGATCCTTTGTATTTCCATGTGTCCGTTATTTTTTCGATCAGATACTCGACACCGTTCCGGCCATCAATGACTACGCAGGCTGCCTTGTCATACCGCTGGTTCAGCCAGTCTGCCATCCATTGGATTCCTCTGTCGGTCGGCCTGAATTCGATCAGGGAAATTCTGGCAGTTCCATCTGCCGGACACACGGCGCCAGCCAATGCCACCATAGCTCCATCCGGAGTAAATTTAATCCCGTAGGCTGTTTTTCCTTCTGGTTTTTCCTGCTCCGATGCGCATGCCTCCCATTTAGCTTTGTCAATCGCATAATCCTGGTCATGATTGATCGGCGTCCACCAGCCGAGGCGCTCCCGTGCGAACGTATCCGGATCCATCTGCTCACATTCCGACGCTATCGTGCTTTCCTGAATGCGAAGCCCCAATGCCGGATTGCATGCGGCCCATCTTGTCCGGTCCGTCACATCTCCGATCTCATTCACCGAATACTCTGTCCACGCAGTTGCGCTGTTCTCGCCGGCCCTTTCCCGGATCTTCCGGAAGACCGTTCCAGTACAGTTTTCATCAGGAGGCGTCCCCAGGTAAATCGTTTGTGGATTCCTGGATGCCGAAATGGCCGGCAGAAACGATGCCTGCTGCTCGTTTGTCAGTTCCTGTGCCTCATCAAATACCAGACAATCTCCATGAAGCCCCCGGCCTCCGTTTCTTGTTCTTGCCACGAACATCACCCGGCCGCCGCTTTTGAGAATGATCTGTTCTCGTCCCAATGCGGACCGGATCTCTTTTACATACTTTTGCATGTTCCTGTTCTCGAATAATCCTTTCAGCTCCATAAAGGTTTCGGTTGCAGTTTTCTGCAGGTGGGCAGTATAGATCACCCATTCCGAATACATCACCATCCCAGCCGCAATTCTGCCTGCTGTGATCGCCGTTTTCCCATTCTGCCTTGGGACTGATAACCCGCAGGTTGAGGCGGCCCACTGGTCCGAAACCGTCCGCCCCATCCAGTCCTCCAGGACATTGCACTGCCACGGATCCACGTTCAGCCGGCCGACCGACAGTATCTTTACCGCATCTGTGCCGTCGCTGTATTCAGATTCTGGCGCAATTCTAACGGACGGTGTCTGGCTTCCCATCAGCTTTTCGGGCTGAGAGGATTTTTGCAATTTCATCGTCAGACCCCTCCATTCCTTTGAGTTCTTCAATCTCCTTGATTGTCTCCCTGTACTGTTTGGACAGCTGAGGCAACAGCTTCGGGCCTTCTTCAAAATCCTTTGCGCAGCCGTCTATCTGGAGGGCCAGGATCCCCGCAAGGCTTTCCAGCTGTTCCAGTCTCGTTCCGCTATTCGTAGCCGTTTTCATGCTTTTTCTTCTTGGCATTTTGTGTCTGGCTCTCCTTTCCCAAAATCTTTGTGTGTAAATCGGCGCT